CAAAAGTTATTCTGTCTATATCTGAATGATTATAAGCCATATGCTCTATCTTATTGTTAAACCAAAAAAAAGTACCTGGCGTAATAACATGCATCTCATCACCAACACTGTATTCATATTCTCCTTGTAAAGAGAAATGATACCGATCTCTGGTTTTGTAATATTTTCCTCTATCAATGTGCCACCCAACAGAACCACCAGGCTTCAATTTAAAGAAAGCAGCTCTAGAGTGTCTATGACATTTATAAGATTTTAACCATTTCCGAATTTCTTTATATTTGTAGAACATCGGTGTATTTGTTTGTAATTGAGAATCATGAGGGTCATCACTCTGTTTTTTTACAACAGCCATAGTGAGAGGTAAAAAACCATATGGTTTTAAATCCCCTGCAATATTTTTAATTTTAGTAACAGCGCCCCAATCATCAGGATTATCCAACACTTCACCAAGAACTTTATCTACATTTATATTTTCTTCTATAAATCTAAAATTACTCATTTGAAGCTTTCTTCTAATCCATGAATTTTCCATCTTTGAACAGGTGGGATAGTCTATGATGAAACATTGCAAGTAATAACAAAAATAAATTATCACTTGTATAGGTTCCATTAGGAACCTTCAAATTATAATAAGACATTACTTATCCTTTTTTAGTTTCCACAAAACATAAGGGTCACCACAGTATTCATCATTTTCTTCATCATAACATTGTAAGTGAAGAGACTTAGCAGCAGGATCAGGTTCCTTTACTCCTACATAGTGCCATTCAGCACCTTCTGCTCGTTCTTTACTAACCTGATCAAAAAAGTCTGAATTCGCTGAATAGAATAGTAGGGGAAGTAGTAATAGTAATGCAAACATAGTATTTCCTAAATTGGTAATTGAGCTTGTCTTGGTAGAAAATTTAAATCTCTTGCATTTGCTTCTATTTTTTCTTTAAGACCTTTTGAAATGAGAGAATTAATCGTATCAGGTTCGATTCCTTCTTTACGACAATACCAAAGAACTGCATCCATGTGTGTTAATTTTTTGTCTTTTACGATATTTTCAATTTCCATTGTAAAATTTTTAGGTGTATTTAATGACATATTTCATCCTATATAAAAAATATAACGGGAGAGGTTTACTTCCCAGTGTCCCGCCACCTCTCTGACACTGTGTTAGTTTTGGGCGGTTTATTTTGGTTAGTTAACTTAACCTCTCTAACCGTTATTGTTGTGGAGTTAACCTTTGACTCCACACGAGTCTATTAAGCGACTAACCTAAAAGGAGGCCTCGATTTTTAGTCTCAGGCCGGGTCCGACATTCCAAGATCACATGTCACCTGGCGGGACTGTTTTTCATTTGGTTAATACATTTATATAATCATTCAATACAACATAACCAAAAACTCCTTACAATAAAGTGGTGGGTTTCTGTTGCTAAGTACCCACCGAACTCCTTGGGATTAAGCAGCTAGTGCGTAATCCTCAGATGCAAAATTATCATTCGCATTTATAGTTTTGACCGATAACGGAATCACCCGAACAATTCTCCACTTCTCTATTCCACGCCAGTCGATCCTAATTCGCCCCCATCAAAAAAAGATTAGGTAAACAATACCACCAACAATTATCAAATCTGCACAAATGCTCCAACCGATATAGGCTTTAAACATCCATTTAGCAATCTCTTGTACTAGAGGATTCGTCATCATCGTAATCCCCTAAGATATTTTTAAAAGGCATTTTAATCTCCTTTTGGTGGAGGCGACGGGAATTGCACCCGTGTCCTGTACGTCTTTCAATCCGTATCAACGAATTGTTATTATATTTATACCACATTGAACCGTATTTGTCAATCCCTTTTTTCTTTTATTTCTAACAAATCTGAACTTTTCTTTTTACCAGCTTCACGTAATTTACCCTGTTCAATTGGGTCTTCTTCTATGTGAAGTTGAGTTCCATTAGAAATAATACATGCCATTTGCGGCTCAGGATTTTCTATAACAGTAAGTGAATCGTTTTCTTTATTCCTAAACACCATAACACTAGTATTTAAATTTGGGTCTTGCCAATACATATAAGGCCTTTCCCCATAAGCTTTTACAGACGCTAATACTTGATCTGGTGGACCACATAACACAGCTTTACTACTTTGTCTCCAGCCTCTTTTAAACATCTCTGGTGGAATATTCATTGATTGATTCATTGATTGTTGTGGTATAGGTGTAGGTATAGGTATAGGTTCTACAGGTACAACTTCTGCTTTCTCTGTAGGTTTACAATTACTGCACAAACCAGCAAGTTCATCCGACACCATAAAATTATTTGTTGAGCATCCCATCAATAGAAACATTACTACCAGTGGACTTAGGAATTTCATTTATTTCCTCCCATTTAGTAACGGATTCTACCAAAAGCTCTAAAAATGGATATTTGTTTTTAACAAATTTTTGAACAGTGCCATCCTCCGTAACTACTAGAATTACTATTTGGTTAACTTTAATTTCTGTTCTTTCTTCAAACATTTCTGCATATGCAGCACCTTGTATATAGTAATTTTCATTCCAATCATCTGTGCGTTCTTTAGTCGATGTCTTAAAATCTATAGCTGATAATACACCATTATATTCTGCAATGCAATCAACACGACCCGCTACCTTATATTTATCACTATAAAGTCCCACCTCTTGAGCATAAATGTTATCTATATCACATAAAGCTTGATCCCTCAATTGTTTGAACAAACACCAATATAGAAAATGTTCTTTTTCATATGTTTCAAATAAAGCATCATCATGCATGTTGTTAAGATAGTCTTCACACATTTCATGAATTTTAATGCCTCTTCTAACCGCATTTCCTGATATATAATTTGCAACATCATCACCGACACGCTTACGCCATTCAATCAACCCTTCTTTCTTACGAATAGAAAGAACAGTTGTAATTGAAGGAAGCATCGCACCTTCTGGTGTATTATAAAACCTTTTTTTATTAAGAGTCGTGGTTACTAGATTTGGTAGTTTCACTACTTTATGAGTGAACGTCATATTTAACCTCTTTCTTATTATAAGTTACAGTAACACTTATAATATTATAAGTTGGAGTAATATTTATACTATAATAATCAGAAGGTGCATCTGCTACCCAAGTTTTATCAAGGTTTATATCATATTCAGCAGGCACTGTTCCCCAACCTACAACTCTATCCCATTCTCTTTGGGTGTAGAAATTTTTAGGATAATTATCAGAGAACATTTTCATATTGTTACATTCCTCATTCTTTCAACAAGTCTTTTTGCACGATTAGGCACTTGACGATACCAACGACTGTCTACCATTTCATCTGCTGCAGTGTTCCAATCTTTAGCTTCTACAGCTCGGTGCATACCTACAAATTTGGATAATCTAGAATATCCCATGTTGAACATCATATTTGCAATAATTAATTGAACTTCTTCTGGCAAATCAAAAAAACTAAAAGGATATAGACGTTCACAGTCTTCAAGAACAGTTTTTATATCTTCATCAAATGCTTCATTGACCCTATGTTCAGTGACACTGGTGCCGACCTCGCAGCCAGATTCAGGGTCAGTTGACCGTACCAAATGACCAATCCCAAAAGTAGGGTAGCCAAGATGGTCCAGATAAATTTCATATTTTACCCCCTCATCTATTTTTAATTCTTCTCGCAATTGATTAGTACTCATCATTATTCTTCTTTTCTTCTTTTTTAATAGGTCTTATTCTGTAATTGGCCAATGGTATAGATGTTACATCCACCCAGACATCCCAATTAATCTTCTTCTTGTATTCATCAATCTTATTCATCATTCTATTCCTATTCCCAATTTGATTTTGTTAATCAAATAACTTCTAACAAAACCAGAACGAACAATATCACCAAGAGTAAATTCTAGGCAATTAAATTCTTCCATTTCATTTAAAATTCTAAGAAAATCATGTAATCCGTTTTTTTCACCTTGTTTTATTAAATCAGTTTGATCAAAATCCCCACAAAAAATAATTTTTGAATCTTGACCTACTCTTGTAATAATCGTATCTAATTCATGGAAATTTAAATTTTGACACTCATCTACTATAATGATTGAATTGTCAAATGTCAACCCCCTTAGAAAAGATGTTGATAGAAAGAATAAAGTTCCTTGTCCTTTTAGCCTATCATACAGAGTATTAAACTGTTGTTCGTTAGGCATTTCAAACATAAACTGTACCATGTTTTGATATGGCACCTGATACAGTGCAGCTTTATCTTCTTCATCGCCGGGCAGAAATCCAATATCTCTAGTAGGAATTAATGACCGTACTAATACCACTTTCTCAAACTTAGTTTTTAAGTCCAACACATCTTTCAAAGCAAGGTAGAGAGAGACAAAAGTCTTTCCAGTTCCTGCCGCACCAAAAAGAAATTGGTTCTTGCCCTTCTTCCACGTATCAAAAACTATCTTTTGATTGTCCGTTAATGGTTTAGTTGTAACTAAATTATTATGATTAATTTCTTTATTCTTTTTTTTACTCGCTGCCATTTAAAATCCTAAAAATATTAAAGGTGAGGAAGGTGGACCTTCGTCCACCTTCCTCTGGTGCATGGGCGGATTGACTTCCCAGCTGACATAGATGCTGTGCATCGGTGCTGAAGTATGATATCTCGCCCGCACCATATTTATTTATTATGCTTGTCTACAATACCTTTTGCCTTAATTTGAGCATTTGTTTTTCCACTACCATATCTATCTGCAAGTGGAGAAGTGGGATGTGCTTCAGCAATTTGACCCAGACGTTCATTAAAACCACTGTCTACTTTTGGTCCAACACCCATTAAATGATCACCAGCAAGTGCAATGGGAACAATAATCTGTGTTACAAGAGGATGCGTTTTTAAATATTTTTCCCTCTCAGCTATAGACATAAATTTATCGTACTCATCTCCACTATTCAAATTCTTAAAACGGTATGTTGGCATTAAAACTCCCACTTTTTCTGTTCTGTCCAATAAGGATTACTAGGATCATTTTTTAATTGTTCCAATTTTTTTCGCAATTCATAGAGTTCATCGTTTAGTTGTTTCTGTCTGATATAAGAATTTTGCAATTGCTTTTGTAGATCAGCAATATTTTTTCTATACGTAGAGTTCTCAGTGCCGAAACTTCGGCTCATCTCATTGGGTCCAACTTCACTCATAGGTTTGTTTTCCCTTACTTCTCGCAGTTTTCTTCCATAATAGTCGTGTGTACTTTCACTCATTTATTTAGTATCCCATCTATAAAAAATATGATCCCCAATTTCACAAGTACGAGTTCTACTTTTAGCCCAGCCTGGTTTTACATAATCTGCATGATAAAATAAAGCACCATCTGTAATATCTATAAACGGCTGTTTAGAAAGAATTGACTTGGAAATATTCAGATAAATATTGTATGTCTTTTTATCCTTTGGATTATCTGATAATCCATCACAGTACCAAGAAAATTGGCAACGGTTACGAATAGGATAATATTTACGTTTACCTACTGGTAATATTGTATGTTTTCTAGTTTTCCAACTTTCTCTGGTTGGACCTTGTTCTATAACTTCACAAACGGTATTAGGAAATCTGGAATCCTTAACACGATTTAACACAACAGCAGTGACAGCAAGTAAACCAGCACTACCCTGATTCCGTGCTTCAAAATACATGTTTTTTGCTAAACACTCCACCGATCTAAAATCAGGTGGTTCATTTTGCGGTATAATAGGACTGATAAGAAGCAATCCTGATGTTAAAATTTCAGTAATCATTTTTTATCCATTTAAAAAATTTAACCATCCTGTTATTATATATTTTTCTTGAGTTGGTGATACAACTCCTCTGTGTGTATGTGTAAAATCCGTTGGCCAGATCACAGACAATCCCTTTTTTGGTTGTATCTTTACATCCTGATAAAACCATTCAGTCTCTCCACCATCAGTAACATCATTCAAATAAGTCATGAATACTAATGCCCTGTTACGATGAGAACTTCTTTCATTATGCCATGCAAAATATCCTCCCTTTGGTGGATAATATTGTATATTAAATTTTTCTTCTACCCTAACATCACCACAAAGCTTTGAGTATATTTTATAATAATCTTTTAGCGCATTGTAAATGTGATATCGTATATACTTTTGTATGAGAGGATTCTGATCAGAAGGATCAATCTCTAAATCAATAGAATCTTTCTGACCTTTGCCCTCTCCAGCACTGGTAACTCCTATATTCTTACTATTACTTTTTTTAAAATGTTCTATTAAAGAATCGCATATTGATAAATCATCTAGATAAAAACTATAGATAAAATTTTTTTCTGTTGGTGTCATCTCTTATTCATACCAACAAATCCCCAAGTAAGGAAGGTGATTCCCACGGTTGCTGTTATGATGATGAGAGAGAGGTCAGCTGTGCCTTCTATAGCACTTACCGTGAGAATCAAACTGAATAATCCTATAAAAAATCTAATCATTTGAGATAAAGTGGTCCTGTCCAATTGATTGCATAATTACCATCAAGGACATTACCCCGAGCAGCGTTCCGAGCGGGTGCAGCGTAACCAGCTGGAAACAGAATGTCACCCATCTTGAACTTTTTGTCATTATCAACTGCAACGATAAATGCAGTCGTACTCCGATTGCTCAGAACTTTGATGTACTTTTTACCGTACTTGACTTCAAAAGAATTCGTGAAGTCCTTAAACATTTTCTTTCTGATATCGGTATCAGGCGGCGTGAAGAGTTTATAATCCTCAACCATCGCAGCCTTCATCTTTTCAATACCAGACTCAAGAGTTTCAGAACTCTTATCAACATAACCATAAGACATTATACGTATCCTTATTTCATCATTAAAGCAACAATGCCGTTTGCGTAGATAGAAACACCCACTGCATTGATAATTATCAACGCACGGTCATTCCACATAATCGAAACGGCTAACCAACCAAGTAACCCTGTTATGTTCACATACAGGTTTAACGGAAATATGTTCTGAGCAGTCAATATCATTCCAGCAAGTAAAATTATACTCGCTACCCACTTGATATACCAATCCTTGGTATGAAGCGGGGTAGATTTCTCCAAATGTTTTTTATCACTCATTATATCTAATACTACCACATCCAGAAGGATTTGTCAACACAAATTTCATCATATATGACCGTTTTTGTCACCCTGTTGCAAAAATGTCACAGAAAGTGATTTTATCCGTTTGCTGGGCCTGGAGCTTGATGATAAATGTGATGATCATCTAACATATAGTCATCAGTCCAATTAAATGCTTCTTTTACCACTTTATCGGAAAGACCCTTATATTTTTGATGTAAAACCTTATCCTTAGCAGCAACCAACAAATCAGCCTCACTTTCATGCAAACCTTCTAGTAATTGAACAAACATACTTTCTCGTTTGTTTTGAGCAATTTGTGGATTACCACCTTTGATGTAGTTATATAATTTTCTTGACTCATATGCAAGAACATTATGTTCTGTTCCTGCTGGAGCATCATTTGCAATAAATGGTACTTCTCCAGGCGGCAACTCCCATTCAATTTTGGGATCAAACGATGATTTAATTATCATACGAAGCGCTTCACTATTATGTTCTCGTAAAATTGCAATTTTCTTCTGTTTTGTTTTTGCTCTCGCAACTATGTTTAAAACTTCAGAAAGAAGTAGTGTATTATTTGGCATTAAAATTCTCCTATCGAATCTGTAAGATTTCTCAATCTTTTTTGTATAAAATAATTTAGTAGTTTGCTGCGGTCACCTTCTGGAGCTTCATAATATGCTTTAATGCATTCTGAAAATAACTCCGCTGGTGATTCAGAAAGGTCTATTAATTTTTTGTTTCTTTGATAATTACGTTTAACTTCATCACTTGGTAAGCAATCTTCCAACCTTTCTTGATTATTCCATTCAGCAATCTTTTTCTTACCAAGAGGATGTTGACGCAATCCTTCTGTAAAAGTATGGTCTGGTGATAATACATTAGGAACACCATCACTCGTATCACCCTTTAAAATATGTTCTATCAGATAACCAACAGGATCACCGTCATTAATCATTCGTTTGGTTATTGGACTATATTGTGTTACATTTCTAAACTTTTGTAACTGAATGAAATCCTTATCACCAGACAAAATTAAAGTTTTACCATTATCATATTCTAACTCAAGACAAAGAGCAGCTATAATATCATCTGCTTCTGCACCATAAATTTCTAAAAACTTGTATGGGAAAAATTCTTTCAATTCATCTTTAATCTTATTTAAACATTCAAAGATAGCAGTCCAATCATGATCAGATTCTTCTCTAGACTTTTTGCGTCCAGCTTTATATTCTGGAAAATAATCACGCCTCCAATAATGCTTGGAATCATAACACAAAACCAGTTCATTAAATTCAGAGGAGAAACGAGTACGATACATACGCAAAGAATTGAGAATCATATGTCTCACCATATTCTCATCAATTTCTTTAGACTTACTCATATGCAAGTGCATCATCATACTTGCAACAGAAATCTGATTCATATCAACTAATATCATTCTGGCACAAACATATGAGCATTAAAGCTCATACTCCTTCTTTCACCCTTACTCTTAAAAGGATATACAAAATGTCTCAACCATGATGGAAATACCAACATCTTTCCCACTACTGGTTTAAACTTCAAATTGTCACTTCTGAAACTTTGGTTTTCACCAAACATAAATTCTATCAATCCATTTGCTGGATAATGATCTTCAAAATCTTCTTCTATTTCTTTGTGCATGTTGGGTGGTAGTTTAAGATAGATAACTGATGAAAAATCACCACTATGATGATGCCAAGGATTGTATTCCCCAGCATACTGGCTGACTACCCAACTATGAGTCAAATGAATGTTATTCAATGTTGGAACTACATCACCAGCAAGTTTCTTCCATGAATGATGATTGCCTTGTTTTATAGATTCCTTTAGATATTCTAAACACCCTGACTTCATCACATTTAAAAGAAACTCTTTATTTTCTTTGCCTTTTATAGGAATTTGTATTTCTTTGTGTACCTTGCCAACAAGCATATGTGACCAATCCCATTCCACACTTGCAGCTTCACTTCCAAGCACTGTATCAGCAGTAGCATTGATTGTATCAATAAATCTCTTTGGTACTTCTGTTTCCATAATTATAGGACTGAATGGACTATGAAATTTCGGGGTCATCATCATCCTTAGAAATTTCGGGGTCATCATCATCCTTAAAATATTCAGTAAGCTCAGCAAATTTTTCAAATATATTTAAATC